TGAAGCATGCGCCGCCGTCAGACCAGCACCGGAGATCGACGTGTTGACGGTCAGGGTGGTGAACGTGCCGGCTGCCGGCGTGCCCGAGCCGATCGCCGCCGGGGAGGAAAACAGCGCGCTAATGCCGGCGCCACTGACCGTGCTAGAGGCAGAAAGCGTCGTGAACGCCCCGGTTGACGGCGTGGTGGCGCCGATCGCCGCAGAATTAATGCCCGTATCGGTAATCGTGGCGCGGATCTGCGTCGTCGTCGTGCCGCCGGTATGAAACCGGATGATCTTGGACGCTGCAGCGGTGCCAACCGCAAGGTTGCTGCTGGCGCTGTAGAGGTAACCGTCGCCCGCAGCGGCGACATTATAGGCCGCCTGATTATAGGTGCTGGAGTTGATGCCCAAATCGACGTAATTCGTCGAATCATCGCCATTGTCGGCCGTGATCACCAGATCCGACGAGGCGGCATTGCCGTTCGACAGGTTCTGGACCGACAATTCTTCGGTCTGGTTGGCGTTGCCGGTGGCCTGCAGCAACGGCCCCGTCATTGTGGCACCGCCAGTGCCGATATTGACCGGGGCGACCAGCACCGGAGCGGACAGTGGCGCCTTGGTGTTGAGCGCGCCATTGATCGCCGTGTTGAGGGCGGCGGCCGTCAGTTGCGGCGCGCCGGGCGTTTCGGCTGGCCCGGTGAGGCTGATTGTGCCGCTCATGCGAGGGAGGCTCCCCAGCTTATTCTGGGCGCCCGCAACGCCAGCAACTGCGCAAACATGCCGTCGCCCTCCTCCTTGCCGCGCTGATACACCTCAGGGGCACTCTCATATCCTGCGTATTTCAGCATCGCTCTGTAACAAATCAGCATGTGAAACTGCGATGGCAGCCCGGTCGGCGTATCGGTATCGGTGACCATGTCCGATGGCCCGCGCCAGTAGTCGCCTGTAATCGTGTAATCGCCGTTGGGCGGCGGTCCGAGGCAAAGCGAGTTATCCGGCCCGACCGCAACCACCGCCGGGCGCGTCTGCACCGACTGCATCGCCCCATACATGTAGCCGTCGCGCCATTCATCGAACGATACCATGTCGAGCATGGCCTCGCCCCGGTAGCCGACCGCCGTGGGCTGGCAGCGGAATGTCCCTTCGTCCCAGCGGCCGAAATCGTCCGCCGCAACACCGACCGTGCCGGCGCCAGTGCCCAACGGATAGCGAGTCTGGCCAGCAATGGTCGCGAAGCTGACGCCGCCGCCGAGGAGATGGCTGGAGCGCATCCAGTCCCATTCCTGGTTGTCCATCTGGATATCCGACCAGGCGTCGTTGACCCACGAGCAGATCCGCCCTAGGCTGCCGGTCGCGCCAGCGACAGTAGGGAGTGCCGTCTGAATTGCGGTGCCCGAAGCGACCCCGCACTCAATTGCGCATCTCCGGCACAACTCTAGGTAGGTCATGATGAAGCGCCTCGTTACGCTAGAAGTATCTGCGTCTCACCTCTGCGAGCCACGCGGGGCCTTTGGGGTTCCTGTCCTCGATCACTGAGAAACTGTGAACGGCCCTCGGATGGCGTGTGATGCGGTTGGCTGGCCGATCGGGGTCTTCCCGCTCATTGTAATCGGTCCTGATTTCCTCGGTCTTCGCCCGCGCGATGATCTCCAGCACCGAGCGCTTGACGGTAATCACCTGGCCCACCGGCAAATAGCCGATAGCCCGCCAAACACCATTGATCAGGATCTCGGCCGCGACCCCATTGCACCACACCGGGTAGACGTTGGCTGCGTTCCGCTCGCTACTCGGCTCAAGGCGGATCGTCACCGGCTCGGCCATGAAGGCGAGTTCGTCGAGGTAGTCGTCCTTGCCGATTTTCTCGCCGGTGACGATGTCGCCCTGGTAGTCGCGCGTGTCACCGATCGGTGGCGGCTGCTCGATTTTCGGCAGTGTCTCACTATGCAATTCTTGGCGGCCCATCAGAAACCTCGTATGGGGGGAACAGCCGTAGCGGTGATGCCTCGGGGGTCATGCGCGCGGTCAGGGACCGGGCGGCTGCACGCCCGGCCCCGCCGCTTTCAGCCATCAGCTTGCTTGGGGCCGGTCGGGTATTTGGCCGATGTTCTGGAATGTCGAGGCGGATACGCCGGACGCGGTCCACGATGACGAACCAGGCGTCCACGCCGCCGCCGAGGGCGCGGTCCTGACGATGGTGTAGGCCAGCGGCAGGAAGTCATTCGGCAGCATCGGGAACTGCGGTGCATTGATGATGGCACCGACAGTTGTCGTGACACCCGTAGCACAGGCAATGATCGGTCCCTGTGCCATCTTCAATGTGCCGGCCAGATTCTGCCCGAATACGATGCAGCAGGTCTGGTTCGGCTGCAGCGCGTTGAACGCCGCACCGGTGGTGGCGTCCGTCGTCGGCGTCGCGGCATTGGTCTGCGCCCCCAGTGAGGTGACGCATTTACCGCGGATGAAGCCCGCCGAGCCGGAGGTCGAGGTAAACGTGCTCGTGGTGCCGGCAACCGCGCCGACATTGACGGTCGAGAGCGTAAAACTGGGGTCCCAGTCGGTCGTAACGGCCATAGTGAATCCTCCTTACAGCAGCACGGTCGGGTCAAACGGCCCGGTGGGGCTGATATAGACGGTGGTTGCGGTATCAAGCGCAGTGGTGCCGCCGGTGAACGTCGAGCCATAGGTGATCAGCAGGAACCCGATCAGCGCCTTGTTCTCCGGGAACTGTGGCCAACCGACGCTGCCGATGGCGCTGGCCTGCGTACCCGCCGCCACCGTCACCGTGCCGCCACTATCGACAAAGAAACAGACGACGTTGAAATTGCTCGCCGTGATGTTGATCCCGGTGAGCGCCGGCATGTCGGTGGAGGCGGCGATCTTGACCAAAATGCCGTTGACGACAGCATAGAAGTCACTGGACCCGATCTTGGCCAACGCGCTCGAGGAGCCGTGGATCACCAGCCCGGCCGAGTTGAGCGCCTGCGTCGAGTAGCGGTCGCCGATCGGCCGCAGCACGCGCCGCAGCGCCCGTTGTGTCCGCGAATCGTGAACCGTGGCGAGATTTCGCCCAATCGTGTCAAGCATTGGAGTACTCCTTTACTTGACTGCGCTACGACAGCACTTTCGAACCGACATAACCGAGCGCCATCCAACCGGGATTTTCGATCATCACGGCCTTCCACCACTTGGTGCCGGCATAGCCGCGCTGGCCGAGCGGATCGGACTTGGACTTTTCACCTGGCGGAATGAACGTCGGACTGAGGGAATCGCGGCCACGCAGCGCAATTTGTCCCCAGGCATCCTGTGCGGCGACAATGAACGGGTAGACGTCAAGGCTGGTACCACTCGTGGAATACAGCCCGGTCGCGCCGATCGCCGCACCGCCGTCCTGGATCGCCGGCAAATCGGGGCTGGTGATGAAGCGGAACCGCTCCACCTTGCCGATCTCGTTCGGCATCGGCGAGCCGGACGCATACGCCTCCGCCGGGGTGAAATTCGGCATGTCGCGGATGTCGGGCTCAAGGTCGGTGTGACAATACACCGTATAGCCTTCCGCAACCGCGTCAGTGCCGAAATTCGGCCCTGATTTCAGCACCTTGTTCACCGGCTTCGCATGATTTGCCTGCAACGACTTGGCGACCTTGCGCACTAGGCCGAGGGTGAGGCCGCCATTGACCGTGGCGATGGATGTGCCGGTGCCGCCGTAATAGACGTTGGTGCAGCCACGCAGGGCACCCCAGATAATCATTTCGTTGACGAAGGTCACCCGCTCGCCAATCTGCTCGATCATCGCCTTCGGGATGTCGTCCTCATACAGATCATAGGTCTTGTCGGTAAATCCGTATAGACATCCATATTGCTGGAGCACCACCGTGGTGTCTACCGGCACGATGTTGTCGGGGGCCGGGGTGACACCTTCCTGTAGCTGGTGCGCCTGCATCACCGCAGCGCCTCGATCGCCGGTGCCATTGACCAGGAACTGGTTCATGGTGCTGGCCGAGGTCGCGGTCGCGCCATACGGCAGCCAGCGGCGGGCGATGTAGGTATCGGAGTTGTTGCGCGGCATCGGAATCTGCCGGCCGGTCTTGCCCAATACTTCTAGCGGTACGGCGTGGGCAAGTATTTCTCCTTTGAACTTAGCTATTCTACCAGTAGAGAGACCATAGGTCTGCATTGCCATCGTCGTATTTCCTGTGAGTTAGGTCAGGTCGTTTCAGTGCTAGTTCTGACCGCCGTCACAGGGCGACGATCGCAGGCCATGCCACGCACAGGTCGCGGCACGGTCATAGGCGCAGGCGTAGGCGTTAGCGTGAGTTAAAACCGGCCTCAAAAGCGGCATCATCGTCGCTGCCGGAGGAGGTGCCGCTGCCACCAGCGTCACCTTTTGGTTGGATCGCAGCGCGAATCCGCTCGGCGCGCGCGGCATCGCGCGGCTTCTGGGCAGATTGCTGCTGCTGTTGTTTCTGCCAGGCCCGGAACCGGCGGATGGCCTCGGCGATCGTCGATGCGCGATCCGAGGCGTTGATACGTTGTTGGTAAGACAAATCCTGCTGCGCCAGCCACGCCCGGAACGGGTTGTTCATGTCCGGCTGCTGCTGGCTGATGTCCACCGCGCCGACAATCTCGCGCCAGTCCGGGAAGTCGTCATCGAGCGCCTGGATCTCGCGCTCGGTGTGGATTTCCGTCACCAGCGCCTTGAGCCTGGCGGGATCGATGTCACTGCCGCCGGTGCCGTGCAAGCCACTGACGACTTTTTCGACGCCGCCGCGAATCCGGAGCGCGATTTCCGGAAAATCACGCTCCAGATCCGCGAAAGCGTCCTTCGGAATCTCCACCTTGCGTCCAGCCGGCGTCCCGGCCTGCTCGGTGGCGACCCGATCGGCAAGTTTCTTTGAGATATTCCCGACAGTGCCGAAAAGCTTGGAGAACTGTTGATCATAGGACGCCGCCCGCGCAGCAAACGCCTTAATCTCAGCCCACTCTTTTCGGCTAACGTCGATCCGATCATCGTCCGCGTCCGACTTGGCCTGCTCCCGTGGGGTTTCCGCGGGCTCGGTCTTGGCCGGTCGCGCCGGTTTCTTATCGACA